TCACCCATGCCACTGATTTCAGAATCAATGAATTCGACTGGCATGTCCAGTGCTCGCAGCACTTCTCGCAGCGCAATCGGGAATCGCTGCGCAAGCGTTGCAGCTGGTGCCAATGGCAAAAAAACAGGTAACAACGTTCTCTCATTGACCACAAGCGCCATCTGAGGCTTCCAAAACAGCGCAGTGGCATACCAGTTACCAAGGCGTGTTGTACCGGCCCGAGGAGCCTCAAGCTCTGGCTTGATGCGATCGAGAAGCTTCTTGGTGCAATGAAGGCTGAACATGCCGGTCTGAGTTCATGGTTGGGACTTACCCATGATTTTGACGCAAGCCCATGTCGACCACCCTCATTGGGCTGCTGGATCGGGAAGCGCCGTTTCGCTTGCCTCAGAAAACTTCATGCCGTCGTCCTCGCGTACCGCCTGCTGACCGGTGTAATCCTCCCAGCGCTTGATGATCACATCCACGAATTTGGGATCGAGTTCAATGAGACGGGCCTGACGCCCGGTCTTCTCGCTGGCGATCAGGGTGGTACCGGAGCCACCGAACAAGTCCAGCACGATGTCCCGGCTCTTCGATGAATTCTTGATGGCCCGCTCGACCAGCTCGACCGGTTTCATGGTCGGATGTAAGTCGTTGACCCGAGGCTTGTTGTAGTTCCAGATGTCCGACTGGTCACGATCACCGCACCAGAAGTGATCAGTGCCCTGCTTCCAGCCATACAGGATGGGTTCGTACTGGCGCTGATAGTCGGCACGACCAAGCGTGAAGGTGTTCTTCGCCCAGATGATGAACGTGGACCACTTGCCACCAGCATCAAACCAAGCCTTCTGCAATGTGTGCAACTCCGATGAGCTCATGCAGACATAGCAAGCACCCTTGGTCACGACCAAGAGGTTCAGACAAGCGTCGTAGAGGAATTGGTAGAACCCATCGCCCAAGGCATCGTTCATGATGCGGCGGTCTTTGCCGCGCATCTTGTCCTTGGCGTTGTTGCCATAGTCAACGTTGTAGGGTGGATCGGTGAACGCCATGTCGGCAAGCTGACCGTCCATGAGCCGCTCTACGTCGGACAGTAGCGTTGAGTCGCCACACAGAAGGCGGTGGTTGCCAAGAATCCACAGGTCACCAGGTTTGGATACAGGTTCCACGGGTGGCTCTGGGACTGCGTCATCTTCGGTCAAACCACCGCCATCGTCAGCACCGTTGAGCAAACGCTCAAGTTCTTCATCACCAAAGCCCATCAGCTCCAGATCGTATTGAGCCATTTGCAACTCTGCCAGCTCAAGCTTGAGAAGATCCTCATCCCAACCCGCGAGTTCGGCAAGTTTATTGACACTCAATCGAAACGCTTTGATCTGCGTTTCGGTCATGTCATCACCCAAGAGCACTGGCACAGTTTCTAGCTCTAGCTTCCTTGCAGCCTTAAACCTCAAATGACCGTCAATGATGGTGCCGTCACGCTTGGCCACAATCGGCACGCGAAAACCAAACTCTCGAATTGCTGCAGCAACGGTATCAACCGCATGATCGTTTTTACGTGGATTGCGCGCATATTCGACCAATCGCTCGATCGGCCAATGTTCAAGCTGTTGCATAGGCAACTCCTAATACTTTTCTGACATGTTGAATTACGTCATCAATGACTTGACGGCAGACCCTGTTTGATCGCGCCAAATTTGCTCTTGTAAATCCGCAGTGCACATGCATGATGTAGATAGAAACAAAATCTGTCCAAAGCAGCTTTCTGTTTTTACGACCACCTAGGCGCGGATTGAAAAGTCCGGTTTCAATTGCATGCAAATTGTTTTGAGCCACCGTTAACCACTCAAGGTTATGAACACGGTTGTCCAACTTGTTTCCATTTTTATGATTGACGACTTTATCGTTGTGAACACCCGACCAAGCACTCAAAACTATCCTGTGACCTTTGACATGTTTTTTAATGCCATCAACCCTCATTCGATAAGTACGATATCCATAGACATCCAAGGAGCCCTGCAACTTCACGATCTCGTAGTGCCTAATTAACCGACCAGATTTGCTTTGCTGCTCACGACAAATTCGATAAATATTTCCCAACGGGTCTACGACATAACAATCGTTTTCAACACAAAAACGAAATTCATCTACTCCGACCTTGGCTAACTCTTGCGCAATCTGAGCCACCTGCTCCTCGCTGTGCGTGCGGGCATTGCGGGCATAGGGGATCAAGTTATCCACAGGCGTCATCCGAATCTCTGGATGCTTTTGAGTTTGAGGCATGCGTGTTCCTACAATTGCCCACGTAAAGGTAGGCTATGAAGATTGAAGTGAAAAAGGGAGTCCTCGCCCGAAAGCTGGGCAAGGATTTCAAAGATGAAGGGTTTATTCCCTTGAGTGCGGGGACGTATGAGGTGTCAGGTCCCGCTGAACACGGCTACCTGGTGGTGACTGTTTCTGAGGGAGTGACGGGCTACATCCATGTGGACAAGCTCGAAGAGATGGTGAAACAAGAACTTGTTTTGCTTCGCTGAATCAAGTTGCTCTGATTCCCAACGTATCGAGAATTTACCTGATTCATTCTCGAAATGCGACACCCTTTTTTCATCCAAATTCAGCAATCGCCGTAACTAAAACAGCAACCACCTGAACTCGTTGGAAATATTGCCCATTTTTGCCAACCCCTCTCTTTGGGCAACATTCCAACGCTGAACAGTTCACGGTTTGATCTGGTTGATCACTTGCAGCATGGCGTACTGCCAGTGGCGCTGAGCGGTGCGTGAGCAGCAACCAAAGCGCTGACCGATGTCTCGCCAGCCGTAACGCCTCGCACGCATCCAGACCAGTTTTCGTTGCTCTACATCGAGGCACTGGATCCAGCGCATGACCTCCAGCATTTCCTCGACCTCCTTGGGGCTTGGCGGAAACTTGATGTAGCGGCGCTCCTCCACTGCGCTTCTGACCGTCTCCGTTTGCTTGATCTCTGGCCAGTAGCTCACATAGCCCTGCACTCTGACTGCGGGCAGTCGGTATGCAGTTCGTGCGGCCTGGCGAAACCTCTCGCCCACGTTGTCGATGTTGAGTTCATCCAATTTTTCCCCCTTTGCTTTTTATTCCGTAGAGCCTGTTGCCAATGCTCTCGATGAGTTGTTGTTCTAAGAAATCAAGTCGCTTGTCGTTTGCTGCGATCACCAGCAGGTGATTGTTTTGCCAGCCCTCTCGCTTGGTTCGCTCGATGTCCATCGGGATGGGTTGTGCTCGGCCAAGCGGAGAGGGGTAACGCACGGGAGGAAACTTCATCTCACACCCCCTCGTTGTTAAGGATTGCGAGATTCAACAACGCAAGAGCGTCGGCTTCGTTGTCATCGCTGACTGCAAAGCCCAACTCGCACACGGCTCGGATCACATCGTCTTTGGACGCATTGCCTTTGCCGCTGATGTGGCGCTTGATCGTGCCAACGGGCACACCTTCGTAGGGGATTTGGTGATGCTCACACCAGCTCGTGAGCGTTGCCATCAATCCGCCGTAGACATGAGCAGCATCCACGCCGAGATGACGCCTCACTTCCTCGAAGTAAACGGCATCAATGCCATGCTCAGTTGTTGCTTTGATTTCTGTGAGCCAGCGTTTGAAGCGCAAGAAGCGCATCCCGCCACCCTCAAACCGTTGCGGCTTGAAGCTCACAAATCCGTGTGCAATGCTCCCCGCCTGATCACGAAGAGCCCATCCAGTTGTCGTGCCCAAGTCGAGGGCCAAAATTGTCTTGAGTGTCATAGTCGTCCTTGCTCTGACGCACTGACACATATCGACGTTGTTTTCTATATTCCCTCTATTACGCGTACGCGTGAGACGTCGATAATAGGAAAACAGCGTCGAGCTGTGTCATGCGTCAGTCGTGTGTCTGAAAGTGAATCCTTTTTGATTTCTTTTTGGTCTCAATCGACCTCGTGAGGTGTGAAGCGAACAGGAGTGCCCTGCTTCAAACCGATGCCTTGGAAGCCGCGAACACCACTTGAGTTACGCCATCGCTCCACCCCTTTTGAGATCAAAAGATCAGAAAAGCGGCGTTGCGACCCTTGGTACTCACCGTTGGTTTCGGACCATTGCTTCCAGTCGTTGTAGAGCTCAAAGGTGAGCGACTTGGAGTTGCTGACCAACACGCAGCGTTCATCAATCCAACGCCCCATGACGTCCTCAGACTCGAAATACTCATTGGTAGCTGAGGTCACAGAGGTTGGTTGACGCAAGCCCTCGCGTTGCCACATCAGACAGCCCTGCACAGCCCAAGCCAAGATCCCATCGCGCTCTTTGAGCAATTTGCTCGAGAGCAGGTGGTCACGCTTTTCGGGCGGTATGGTCAGCGTGAAGGGGATCAAGTGCATGCGCCTTTTGATCGCCTCATCAATGTTGCGAATGGCAGGCTTGTGGTTGCCTGAGATCACGATCTTGTAGGCGGGCACATAGGTGAAGAAGTCCTGGCGCATAAAGCGTGCTGAGACCCTGTCACCACCCGTGATCTCTTTGATCTTGGATTCGTTCCAACGCCTGCCTTGCTCCGTCTCTGTGGCCGTCACCAAGCGTGAGCCCATCAGCCCTGCGAGGTCTGTGGGGTGTCTGTCGTTGCGTGACTCCATGAAGGTCTCCATGGGTGCATTAGCAGCGTAGTCGCCCATGATCGTGAAGAGCGTGTTCACGAAGACGGACTTACCGTTACCGCCTGTGCCATAGAGAAACAGCAGTGCGTGCTCTGTGGTCAGACCCGTCAAACAGTACCCCGCCATGCGCTGCAAGTAACCCAGCAACTCCTCATCACCTCCGGTGATTTGCTCCAGAAAAGCCACCCACTGCGGACAGTCACCCTTTGGACTTGCGGTCGTGATCTTGGTCATGCGATCAATGCGTTGGTGAGGACGCAAAGCGCCCGTCTTCAACTCGATCACTCCCTCGGGCGTGTTGAGCTGCCAAGGATCTGGATCCCACTCGTCGATGTTTGCCGCGTGCTTGGGATCGGATCGAATGATTCGCTCCACGGACGCGATGGACGATGCGCTTGCCAGTTTTGACTTGAGCTTTGGCGTGTCTGCCTTGCGTGACGCTGCGCGGCAAATGCCTCGTGAGAGGTGTTGCACGTAGAGCATCTTGTCCTCCACCCATCGCTTGCCGTTCCACCAGAACCACTTGCCCAACTGGGCGCAGTAGCGCAGGTCAATTCCATAGCGATTGGTGAATGCAATGGCCAGACCGTCCTCTGTGCTCCAGTTCACGCCATCGACCAAATCAACCGAGGATGTATCCACCTCAGATGGATCGGGATCTTTTGCAATGGGCAAGCGGTGTCCCGTGAGGATGAAACCGTCCACATCAAAGGCAACCGCGTCCTCAGTCTCAACTTGCGCCTCTTGCAGCGCATCCGCTGCGTCCCAGCCTGTGGGCTTGAAATCTGGCGGGATCAAGATGTCACACGATCGAGCGCCTACCTCCAAGGCTGCCTTTGCCGCCGCTTCTGCATAGCTCCAGCCTGGCGCGTCTTTGTCCGGCCAAATCAAAACGGCTTTGCCCTCAAGTGGCTGCCAGTCTGTTTTGTCCACAGGCGCATTGGCCCCCTGCATGGCAGTCGTGGCGCAATACCCGGCCTCAATCAGCGCCTGTGCGCACTTCTCACCCTCAACCAAGATCACCTGCTCAGTGCTAAGCATCCCCGGTTGGTTGTAAAGAGGCCTTGGCGTTGGTGGAGCCATGCGGCGTTTTTTGACATCCCATGGGCGAAACTCTTTCTTGCCCGGCTCGGGCTCATAGCGAGACACCACAGCAATCAACTTGCCGGAGGCGTCTTGATACTCCCACTTGGCTTTGGGTGCTCCAAGCTCATCAACGGCAGGTCCTGCTTTTTTGGACTTGGCCTTGGGCACATCGAGCTTTGGCATGCCAAGGATCTCCTGTGCAACTTCAAGCACACGAGAGAACTCGTTTTTGACATCCAAGTTGCGGTTGCCCGCAATCAGGTGAAACAAATCCCCGCCTGTCCCCTCTGCCCTGTCTGTCCACAGTCCTGCCTTTGCCCCAGTGAGCAAAACCTCCAGACTGTCACCCTGAGCGCCGTAGACGTTGCCCACATAAAAACAGTTGCGCTTGAAAACACCTGCCGGGAGCAAGTAGGTCAGCACACTCTCAATGTTGTCGATCAAAGCCCCGCGAACACGGTCACGCAGTTGGTCTGCAGTTGCCTGCGGTTTGTTTGAGGACGCATCACTCGCGTCATTGAAATCAAGCAAGCTGTGCCTCCTTTTTTTTCTTGATCACCTTGTGAGGTGGCTCCTTGCTCATGTAGCCCGTCTTGCTGGCCACATCCCGAATGAAGTCCGCATCCAAGCTCACCGTGCTTGCCCACACGTGCAAGCGTTCGTCTTGAAGGAAATTCCATGCACGTGACTTCTCGACAAGGGACGCGTACAGACAGTCGTAAATGGCTTGGCAGATAACGCCCACAACCAAGTTCGCCTCAGGCCCTTGTGGGTGAGCCTGTCGGGAGAACATCCGAAAGATCGTGGCGATCTTGACCAGTGGCTCTGCTGGCTTATGAAGCTTGCGAGGTTCGATATTCATCACGCACCTCCCCAGCAACGGTCTGACCATGAGCAGAACTTGCACTCAAAGTGCGTTTGATCCATGAAGGCACGCGGCAGCAACTCCCCCACCTCAGTGGCTTTGAGAATGCGTGCAGCTCGATCGGACATACGCTGTGCAAGCGACGCATCAAAGGGCACGAGCTCCGCATAGATCTCCATGGTGTCCGCGTTGACTGCCGTGAAGAGCGCCGGGTGTTCGTACAGGTCCAGATAGCTTTGGTACACAGCCACTTGGGCCGCATACACAGGCTTAGACACTGCCAGCTTGTTCTTCACCAAGTCTTTCCACGACTTAGAGCCCAGGCACTTGTTCTCCCACAATGCGGGATAAGCAAAGCCCTCGGGACCGCCGATCAAGATGCCGTCGATGTGTCCGCGCAGGCGACCCTGTGCCAGTGAAAAGCCAAACTGATGCCCATCGCTTTTGTGCGTCTTGAGCTCAAAGCCTGCCAGGCGCAGCCACTCGATGACCATGTCCTCCGTTCGGTGACCTCGCTCAAAGATGCGCAGCAGTCGACCCGAGAAGGCTTTGCCTTGATCAACGGGTGCTTTGACGTATTCATACTGGAGCTGTCGCTCGCACGATGCACCCAGCCGGGAACCGCCAAGATAGGTTCTTGGCGTTGTCGCCTCATTTCGCTTTTGCATGGCGTCATCGATCAACCACTCGATTTGTCCGCTCACGCTAGATGTTGAGTTGAAGTCCATCATGGCTTCACCTCCCAAGGTAAGTCATCCTCCATGTCCGCAAACGGGTTGGTCGAAAGCGCTTGTGCTGCGTCCTTGATCGGATCGCTCACAGGCTTGCCCGTCATGCGGACTGGGGGATATTTGTTTTGTTCATGCTCATGCGTCATCGCCTCCACATAGGCTGTGACGATGGCGTTAATGACGCTGAGCGCCTCCGCTTCGGAGTAGCTGCCAAGGGGCTTGTCAAAGCCGATCTCAGCCGCTGCTTCACCGAAGAACTTCAAACACTTGCGCATGCTCTGCAGCTCGAGCTCTGTTGCATCAACCATGCATGCCTCCGCCAGTGATTCGTTGTCGATTGCCCTGACCCAACTGCCATACATGCTGTGAAAAGCATGCTGGCAGCGGCGGGAGCAAAACACCCAGTCGATGGGGTAACGGGCGGGCGAACCCACCCGTTGCCGGGTGTCTGTGTGTAGGAAGCCCCTGGCTTCCCGTGAGCAGACCCAACATTTCATGCCCCTCGCCTGTTACTGAGCCCAGCTCGGTTTGCCAGACGGAGCAGACGCTGCAGGGCGTGCCTGGGGAATATGGGAGTTGCCCGCAAAGGCCGGAGTTGCCGCTGCCGGTGCGCCGGAGTTGCCACCACCAGGGCTCACCTTGCTGGGCACGCCCATGAAGGCGGCGTAGTCCTTGTGGTCGGGTTCCACAGCCAGGCGCACGATGTTGCGGTCGTCCCCCCGGCCATCTTTTTCCACATCCACGCGGGCGAGGAATTCGACGCCATCCAGGTCGACAAAGCCGTTGATGCGACGGGCAGCGGAGGCCTGCGGAGAGTTGTCCTGCGGGTGGACATTGCGGGCGCTGTTGAGCAAGGCGCGGATGAAGCCGCGTCCCATCTGCCCCCAGGCCGGTCCCTTGGCCGAGTGCAGACCGATGTTTGTCCACATCTTGCGCTTGGCGTACTGGCCCGCGGTGACCACGAACTCGGCCGCCAGGTACACGGCGCCCGTCTCGTTGGACTGCGTGGCATAGCCATCGGTCCAGCCCTGGGTGTAGTCGTCAAAGCCACCGGGCTTGATGGACATGCGCACCGGCACGATGGTGCCCTTGGGGATCAGGTCAAAGGCGCCTTGCTGAGCCTGAGCATCGTTGAAGTCGTTCCAGCTGGAACCAGAGGTGTGGGTCGTGTTCATGTTGAATCCTTAAGCAGTGGGTTGTTGGGTTTGGGCTGTGAAGGCCTGGGCATTTGCCGGGGCGGTCACGTTCAGGCACTTGTTGATGAGCTGCCCCAGATCGGGTGCTTCGAGTGCGTCCAGGCGCCCCGATCGGTCCTTGCTCGGAAAGCCATAGGGGTTGTCGGCGCGGGTGACAAAGGCACGGTAGCTGCCGCCGTTCTCGTCCTTGATGGAGGACAGGGTGATGACCTCATCGAGCACGCCCGGCAACTCCAGTGCGGTCTTGCTGCCCTCGAGCTGCAGCTGGAAGGTGCGGCGTCCGATGTCGTCGGTCTTCTCTTCCAGAATGGCCACGAAGATCACGTGCTTGTCGCGCACATGCTGCAAGTGGGTGAGCGCGGCGATCATTTCCTGACCCAAGAGGCCATAGGCACCCCGGCTGTCGGGCTTGCCGGTTTTCTCGCTGAAGGCCTGAGGCTGGGTCTTGCACCAGGCCAGGCACAGGCGCGAGAGCACCGTGAGGCTGTCGACGAAGTAGTAGTCGTACTTGGCCAGCTGCGCCGGATCTCCGTACTTCTCGCACACGTGGTCGTAGTGCGCCTGCGAGAAGGTCTGGTCCTTGGTCGCCGTGGGCATGGGGCCAGCAAGGAACACCACGAGATCGCGGAACTCCTGCCAAGTGCGCGGACGCACCGAGTCCCCCGTCCAGGATTTGACGGACAGGTCTCCGGCTTCGAGGTCCACGAACAAGGTGGCCTTGGCGGGCAGCGTGTGCAGCTGGCTGGTTTTGCCGATGCCGGGAATGCCAACCAGGCAGATCTTGGCGCTGTGTTTTTCGCGCAGACGCTCTTCAGCGGAGATGATGGGTAAAGACATCACTGCACCTCCACATCGTTGAACTCGACCTTGATCGCGGGCTTACCGCCCTTGACCGTGCGGGCATCCATGAACTGCTCTTTCATGTTCGTGGGCCAGGCCGTGAATCGCTTTTCCGACACCGAGAACTCCACATCGATGTACTCGGACAGGGGCTCGCCTGCGGCTACGATGCGTTCGGCGATCGCTTTGAGCTTTTCCTGATCCCAGCTCACGCGCTTGGGCAGGTCGTAGCTCACCGAGAGCGGCCCGTCGTTGAAGTGGGTGGAGCCAAAATCACGCCCTGACTCGTGCAGTGCGGTGCGGCCCTGGCCACCAAAGCGCAGCTCCATGGCGGCGTCGAGCTTTTGGCGGTTTTCCTTGGCCCACTTGAGGAGCTCATCAAGGTTGGTGGTGGCCTCGAGCAACTTGGCGTGAGGCAGTGCGGCCAGCTGGGTGACCGACATTTCCGCAATTTCTGCGGGATAGACCATGAGGTTTGACATCGCTTAGGCCTCCGCGCTTGCAAGACGGGAATGGGGGTTGGCGTACAAGCATTCGTGCTCGTAGGCCTCGATGTCTT